TTATTAAAAGCGCCGCTATTAATCGCAGTTCTATTGGCGTGTCTAAAAACTTAGACCTACTTGATCCTACAGGAAAATACTCCAGCACGAATTCATTTGCAAGTGATGGCGGACTATATCAAAATAGCGACGATGGTAATCTACCACTAACAATCACAAACACCGGTGATATTATTCAGTTTTTAACTGACAACCTTGCCGTAGCATTAGCAGATAATAGAGCGAAACAATATTATCTACAAAACTACCCACGTTATAGTATTGATGTTGCATCAGGTGATGGAATAGTATATTGGAACACTAGCACAGTGGATGCAAATAGTATCACTGGATATTTTTATAACATTACTGGATCTACTGATACACCAATAGCGACTGGAACATATAATACACATAATATGAAATATGTTACCAAAGGTGCATTGATTAAAATAACAGCACCACAAGGAGCATACTTTGACGAAAATAATAGATTAGTATATGGTATCTCAAGTCCAAGCGACACATTATTTTATTGGACTACTGTCTTAGGTGTCATTGGTGACGGATATAACAACGGGGAAGGTAACTTCAGTAATGGTTCTGGCCCGGTAACATTAAATGGGTATGTACCACAAGGTGCTATTATTGATGAAGTAATACCTGCATTTGGCAATATATTGCCTACAGCAGTTATTGATGAATGTGTTATTAGAATGGAGTTGAATCAAAGTTTCAGTTTAGTATTCAATAACTCTTTATTAATTACACAAGATCGTTGGTCTATAGATGCTTACAACGCTACTGGTTGGTTTGTAAACTTTAATAGTCTTGGCAATAATAGATATGAAATAGCTTATAAATCCCTACGCTATTATTTTGGTAGTGTAGCTGATACTAGATTTTGGTTTGACTCAGGTAAGTTAGTTTATGATCCTTTTACTGGAAAAATATTAGCTGATTTTATTAAAGTACTACCATCAAATACACAACCTAGTAGTAACTATCCATTAGCAAGACCTGTACAAATGAATATAATTGGTCAAACAGTTGAGAGTGATGGATACGTAAATGACTTTCAAGTAGAAGTTGCTAGTGTAGACATTAACAATAAAGAAATCGTTACAGATCCAGATTTTTTCCAAACAGTTACAGGATACATAACAGGTAACGCTAATACCGGAATATATACTTTCTTTGAGTTAATCGAAGATGCAGTAAACTTATCACGTGAGCAGTTAATAGCATCAAGTGACGTAGTATATCAATATCCTACACTAACTAATATTGAAGTAGTAAAATATGAATATCCATTAGGGCAACTGTTCTATGCGTACAGCGATAATGTGTTTTACACATCAGTGCAAGACACTAGTGTAACAACACCTTATTATTTGATGGTTGCACAACCGCAATATAGTATGCAACCTGGTAGACAAGCGTTACTATACCAGTATAGACATAACAGTAACAATACAACACGCATTGATCCTGCCACAACAAATATTATTGATTTATATTTGGTAACACAAGCATATTATACACAATATCAAAATTGGATACAAGATACAACTGGCACAGTAGCTAAACCACCGGTACCTACTATTAATGAGTTACAGCAAGCATATGGTAACTTAGATGATTATAAAATGTTAACTGATAGTGTAATACCTAACAGTGTACGCTTTGTTCCACTATTTGGAAAAAAGGCTGCCACACAGTTGCAAGGGACAGTTAAAGTAATTAAATCGCAATCAACTAATGCGAGTGATAGTGAAATACGTAGTGCTGTCTTATCAGCAATGAACACTTATTTTAATATTAATAATTGGAGTTTTGGAGATACCTTTTATTTCAGTGAGTTAAGTGCATACTTACACGCACAGCTAGGTGATCTGGTTAGCTCAGTCGTATTAGTACCAAACGATCCTACAATGAGTTTTGGTGATTTATATGAAATTAAGTCAGCACCATTTGAAATTTTTGTCAATGGTGCAACAGCAAATGACGTAGTTGTGATTGCGGCGCTTACCCCAGTACAATTACAAATAAGATAAGTATATAACAACTAGAGAGTTATAATGGCAGCACGAATTAGAACACTAAACTTTTTACCAGAGATATTCCAAACACCTACTAACAGTCAGTTCTTAGGTGCAACTCTGGATCAAATTGTTGACCAGCCCAATACGATGAGAATCGAGGGTTATGTTGGTAGCAAATTTGGTTATGGTATCAACGCCACAGACAAATATGTTATTGAACCTACTAAGACTAGAACAGACTATCAACTAGATCCTGGAGTTGTTTTTACAAAAACAAATACAAGTACTGCTAAAGATTTTATTAGTTATCCTGGTATTATTGATGCGTTGAACCTTGAAGGTGCAATCACTAATAATAATGACAGATTGTTTAATAGTGAGTTCTACTCTTGGGATAGTTTTACTAACTTAGATAAGATTATTAACTTTAATCAATACTATTGGTTGCCAACTGGCGCGCCAGCAGTTAATATCTCAACTGACATTGTTTATACAGCAACAGATTATACTGTTCAAAGTTTACCCAATGGATATAAAATTACCAGTGATGTTAATCCAGGTGGTACAACTAATCCAACACTCACATTGATTCGTGGTGGTACATATACTTTTACAGTAAATCAAACTAGTGAGTTTTGGATTCAAGGTAAACCGGGTGTTACTGGATATGATCCACAACAACCAAATATACAAACACGTGATGTATTAGGTGTAGAAAATAACGGAGCAACAGCCGGCGTGGTGTTATTCACTGTTCCATATAAAGATGCACAAAGTGAATATAACTTTCCTGGTAACAACTTAGTTGACGTTGTATCTACATTACCATTTGATCAAATCAATGGGCAACTATTAAGTACGATTGGTAGCATCGATGGAGTAACAGGACTTGAAGGTCTTACTGTTATGTTCTATAACACCGGTAGTCCTTTCATTGTATCAGCCGGATCGTTCGTAGTAGGAACTACATACACTATTACAGATTTAGGCACAACTACGCAAACACAATGGAATACTATAGCTGGAACGACTGGTGATACTTACACAATAGGTGATAGTTTTATTGCAGCCACTGTTGGTACAGGAACAGGAATAGCAAAAGCTTTAACAGGTTATGTATCTAAGTTTTATGATACAACAACTTATGACGAAGATGGTGGTAATGATCCATATGTAGTCCCGGGTACAACAGCAGATTTCAATAACTATGAAGGCGGATTCTATACAGATATCTATTCTACTTTTTATACTATAACGTATGAAGGTTCAGCAGATGATCCTGTATTACGTTTGGTACCAGCAACTGCTATCCCGATAAATCAAAAAATCACAGCTACATATGGAACACAATGGAAAGCAAGAAACTTTTATCGTACTACAGTTGGTACTATCAATCTTATCCCATATTTAAGTGCTATACTTGATACATTATATTATCAGGATAGTGTTAGTGCTAACAAAGTAGGTATTATTAAACTTATCGAAAGTAACACAACTAATCAACTAGATATCAATGATATATTGGGTAGAGAACAGTACACCAGCCCAAATGGTGTAGTGTTTACCAATGGCCTTAAAGTGACTTTTTCAGGAGATATTTTTCCAACAAGCTACAAAGAAGGAGAATATTATGTAGAAGGTGTTGGTACTGCAATTGAGTTAATTAATACAGCTATACTTATTGCTCCCGAGCCCTTCACTGAAGGTACATATATCCCTTATGATACATTGCCATATGATATTGGAAACTTTGATAGCACATTGTATGTGCCGGTTTATCAGGATTATATTACTATCACACGAAATAGTATTGATAAAAATGCTTGGTCAAGAAGTAATCGTTGGTTCCATATTGATGTTATCAATGCAACAGCTACATATAACAATGATCCAACTATTGCAACTGTATATGCAACTCAGGATAATAAAGCAAAACGCCCAATCATTGAGTTTTATCCTAACTTAAGATTATTTGATAATGGTATACTAGGTAAAGCACCTATTGATTTCTTTGACGATAGAACAACTGATGCATTTACATACGTTGCCGGTCAAGAAAACTATTGGCCTGACGTTGAGGTATATACTGCTTATACCGCAACTATTGCTAACGTTACCGCTAGTACATCTACCACTATTGAAATAAACACAGATGATATTTATGGTTATTTAAATACTGCCGGCACATTTCAAATTGGTCAATATATAAGTGACACAACAAATGTGTTACCTAGAAACACTCAGATTACTGAGATTGACTCGTTAACTGTACCAGGCACAACTATATTGACCGTTGAGTGGGATGATTCAATAAACGTTCCACTGACAATCGAGGCTTCATTGGTAGCTAATGATTTATCTAATGACAACTATCAAATATATGATGGTGCAAGAATTGTGTTCTCGGTTGACACAAATCCAGAAGTAAAAAATAAAGTATACGTTGTAAGATTATCAGACATTGAAGGTAATGGCAATAAACTAATAACTTTATCTGAAGCAGATGATGGTCTAGTGTTGCCGTTAGAATGCACCTTTGCCTTTAAAGGATACAACAACCAAGGTAAAGACTTTTACTTTGATGGAATAGATTGGTTCTTAGCACAGCAAAAAACTACAGTAAATCAAGCACCGTACTTTGATGTATTTGATAATGATGGAATCAGTTTTGGAAACACAGATGTATATGTTGGTTCATCTTTTAGAGGTAACAAACTATTCAGTTATGGTATTGGTTCTGGTATAAAAGATATTGTATTGGGATTTCCATTACGTTATAGTTCTGTTAATAATGTAGGCGACATTAGTTTTGATGTACCTTTAAACAGTGAAAGTTTTAACTATGTTAGCGGTACTAACCCGATCACACAAAAAGTTAATACAGGATATGTATATAACTATACTTCTAGTACCACGGTAGTAAGACAGCTTGGATGGCAAACTGCTGTAGCAGAAAGTCGTCAGTATCAAATATTCT